GTGCAGAGGCAGGTGCAGAGGCAGGTGCAGAGGCAGGTGCCGAAGGTGGTGCAGAGGCAGGAGGAGACATGGGGACAATTTAATAAAATAGAAGATGGCAGGATTTTTAGATAATTTAGGAAAGATCAATCCGAATATCTCTAGGATATTAAAAACGATCAGTGGACTAGGTTCCTTCGGAATGGAATATAAAGATATGGTCATAGAAGACTCTATGGCGATAGGAGCTTCCGAAGCCGCTATGAGAGAAAGATTTGGTTTTACTGAATCTGATGAGGATTTTATTTATAGTATAGCTGCACAAGATACTTCTAACAGAAAATACATAGCATATTTTGATAAGGACTACCCAGTTAAAAGAGATTTTCTTAGAACTTTTGCTCTTAATGCAGAAATAGAATACATTCTAGATACGATATGCGATGAGGCTATAGTATATGATGAAAAAAACTTTTTCTGTCACCCAGCTTTAATAAATATGGATTTGAAAGATGACGTTATAAAATCCATGAGAGCTAATTTCAGGAAGTTATACGTTCTTCACAATTTTGCAAACGGACTAACGGGTTGGCAATACTTTAGACAATTAGTCGTAGAAGGATTTTTAGCTTTTGAGATAATTTATTCCAATGACGGTAAAGAGATAGTAGGATTTAAAGAATTAGATGCTGTAAGTTTAACTCCCGCTATAGAAAAGAAACCTGATGGAACAAGAGAAACTATCTGGTGGCAGTACTACGGAGAAACAACTAGACAAAGAAAACTTCTGGATGCACAAATTATTTATATCTCATACGCTAAAGCCAACGTGGTTTCTAGAGTTTCGTATACAGAAAGATTGATAAGATCTTATAACTTATTAAAGATAATGGAGCATTCTAGAATTATATGGAACGTTATGAATGCCCAGTATAGAATTAAAATGACAGTTCCTATTGGTAGCAAAGCTCCTCAAAAGGCAAAAGAAACACTGGGAGAGTTAATGTCTGTATACAAGGAGGATATAAAGCTAGATACATCATCGGGTGAATTAGCAATCAATGGTAGACCTGATCTCCAATTCTATAAAAATTATTTATTTCCTCAACAGGGTGGAGAATCAGTAAAAATAGAAACTCTAAATGCACAAGGACCAAATCTTAATATAATGGATTCGGTGGTTTATTTCTATAACAAATTAAGACAGGATTCTAAAATACCTTACAATAGATTCTCATCACGATTTGGTGTGGGTTCTAACAACGTTTTTAAAACTGGAGCAGATGGTGCAGAGAGAGACGAAATTAGATTTGCTAAATTTATAACTAGACTTAGATCCATATTCCAAGAGATAATGGTAAAGCCTTTATGGATACAAATGTGTTTAGAATTTCCTGAACTAAAAAATGACTCGGAATTTAGGAGTCAAATTGGTGTCAAATTCGAAAGTGACAACATGTTTGGCGAATCTAGAGAAATTGAACAGCTAATCAAAAGGATCGATTTCATAACAGCAATGGGAGAAATAAAAGAAACAGTAAAAGAAGAAGAGGTACAATATTTCGACCAAGATTTTATGATTGAAAGATGGCTAGATTTGTCATATGAAGATATACAGCTAAACAAATCTTACGTTAAAAAAGCGGAAGAGGAAGCCAAAGCTGGAGCAACTGGAGCAGAAGCTGGAGCAACTGGAGCAGAAGCTGGAGCAGAAGCTGGAGCAACCGGAGCAGAAGGTGAAGCAGAGGCTGGAGGAGACATGGGGACAATTTAATTTTTTCGCGAAAACTTATTAATTTTATCTGGTATAATAATAAATCCTTTTTATTATTGCAAAGGGATTTCTATATTAGCTAAAATAGTATTGTATGAAAAAAGAGCTTGGTATTCTATTAGAGATAGAAAATGCCACTGGTAATGGGTCGCAAAAAATAAAACAGGATTTAATAAAAAACAACTACTCTAAAGAATTAGAATATCTTCTTAAAGTTGCTTTGGATCCTTTTCTAACAACTAAGTTACACAAACTTCCAATTCTGGACGATGCTCCGTATTTAGAAGATGGAGATTTATTCGAGAGATTTAAATCCCTTACAGAAAAACTTTTCTTAGCACCAGCAGCAAATGACAAATTAAGAGAAGAAGCATTTGAGATTGTTAATTGCTATAATCTTTCTGACGATGAGAAAAAAATACTAGGTAAGGTATTAACTAAAAGATTAAACATAGGTATAGGTGCTAAACTAATAAACAAAGCATTCAATAAGGAGATTATTCCAGATCCAAGTTTAATGTTAGCTCAGGATGACGAGGACGAAATAAAAAAGTGGGAAACCATAGTTTGTGAAGAGAAATATGACGGCGTTCGTGTTATCGCATACATGTCTGGGAATGAGATTAAATTTTATACCAGAGCTTTTAATGAAATACCAAACCAGTATTTAGAAAAAATAGCCAATGAGTGTTTAATTCTCATTAAAAATTCAGGGCTCAATGGTGATTGGTTTTTTGACGGCGAATTAACGGACTTAAACAGAAAAAGTGTTTCTGGAAAAGTCACACAAATGCTAAAAGGAAAACCTTTAGATTCTATAGGTGATGACCTTATCTACAATATATTCGATTTAGAAGACGCAGAAACACTTAAAAGGGGTAGGGGAATTATTCCTTTTGATGTTAGAAGAAGTACATTAGAGGGTGTTTTTATGACGTATAAGACATCTTCTCTTACCCTTGCAGATTCTTTCTTGACTTCAGAAAAAGAAGACATCTACGCTTACTATAACAAGATCGTTGCTCAAGGAGGAGAAGGCGTTATACTTAAAAATCCGGATCATGTTTATGAATGTAAAAGGTCTAAGAATTGGATTAAACTTAAAGAAGTAAATGACTGTGATTTAATTATTACTGGATGGTATCCAGGAGAGGGTAAAAGAGAGGGGTTTATTGGTGGCTTCTATTGCGAGGATTCATCTGGTACAGTTAAAGTAAAAGTAGGAGCAGGATTTACAGACCAAGATCTTAAAGATCTTAGCGAAAATCCAGATTCTCAAATAGGTAAAGTTTGTGCTATACAATACAACGTTATCATTAACGACAAGAACAATAATTGGTCTTTATTCTTACCAAGATTTATTGAGATAAGAAATGATAAGGATACAGCAGATGATATGAATGGATTGTGCAAATAGTTTTAATTTATTTAATACATGGGGACTAGAGTAACAAAATTTTTAAAAGGCGAATGCGAGATTCACGGAGAAACCAATTTCTATATCTATAAAGAAGAGGCGCATAAGTGTGTTGAGTGCACTAAGAAAAAATCTAAAGAGTGGAGATTGAAAAATCTCAAATACGTAAAACAATATTCAATTAAATACAACAAAAAAAATAAGGAAAAAATAAAATCTCTAAGGGATATTCGCAATGAAATAAGTAGGAGAAAAACAATAGAGAATCACGAAGATTTCTATAAAAAATTCGGCGACTATATCAATGATGTAGCATCTAGAATCCATCTAGAAAGCATACCCAGATCAATTAAGCACATTAAAGATCCCACGGAAGATAAAATATTTAATTTTCTTATCAAAGCAAAAAGAGCTCAGCTAAGATCATATCAGATTTTTAGAATATCCTCATATGTTAAATGGCAGCATCTTAAGTCACTAAATCTCCGATCCGCAACAGAAAAACAGAAATCTATTATAAGAGAGGAGTATAAAAGAAAAGCCAAAGAGATCGTTGATATAGAGATTGAAAAGATATTACAGAATTTTAATAAAAATAAATGATACAAGAATTATTAACAGAAAAATTAAGACCGAAGGAACTAAAACATATGATCCTTCCACAAAGAATAAAGGGCTCGTTTGAAAGTGGCCTTCAACAAAATGTCCTATTAGCTGGCTCTCCTGGATCGGGTAAAACTAGTATGGCTAAAATTCTAATAAAGAATCATCCCTACATTTTTATAAATGTCTCTGATGAAAGTTCTGTCGAAACAATTAGAACCAAAGTACATGATTTTTGTTCTACCGTTTCTATACTAGACGGGGAGAATCAAATTAAGATTGTAGTATTAGATGAGTTCGACGGCGCATCAGATCAGTTCTACAAAGCTTTAAGAGGCACAATAGAGAAATATGCTAGAACAACAAGATTTGTTGCTACATGTAACTATTTAAGCAAAATCCCAGATGCTATTAGATCAAGATTTGAAGTTTATGATTTTGATCCTATGAGTAAGGAAGAGGAGAGCGAAATAAAGAACCAATGGCAAGATCGTGTTTCTAAAATACTTAATCTGCTGGAAATAAATCACGACGACAGAAGTCTGGAGTTATTTACAAAGAAGTATTTTCCTGATATGAGATCTGCACTTAATACCATACAAAGATGGCAAATAGACGGAGTAAAGGACCTAACAGAAAGCAAAATAAACGAAATAACATTTGATCACGAGGAAGTTTTTAATATGATTCTATCTAAACCAGATCCAATTGGAAACTACCAATATGTAGTTGGACAATATTCAGGAAGAGTTGATGAGGTTATGGCATCTTTAAGCTCTGACTTTATTAAATGGATTGAAGAAAAGAATCCACATAAATTAAACCTAATACCCCCTATAGTTATTACTGTGGCAAGATATCAATCTCAAAGAAGTCAAGTAATAGATCCCATAGTTAGCCTATTAGCTTTAATATTTGAACTACAGCAGATGTTCAATAAATGACCAGTATACTAGACATTATCTAAGGTTTTAGATCATAATGCTTATTATAATATGCAAATAATAATATGAAAGGAAAAATCATAATAGTTGGACCAGGAGGATCAGGAAAAGATTTTTTAAGAAAGAAAATGGTAGGTAAGGGATTTTCTTATGGAGTATCTTTTACAAGTAGACCACCTAGAGTAGGCGAATCAGAATCTGTTGATTATTATTTTAGGTCCCTAGATTTTTTTGAAGCTAACTCCGATCTTTTTTTAGAACTACAGGAATTCAATGGATGGAAATATGGAATATCAAAAGAAGAGTTTAATGAGAAGGATCTTTTCATACTTAGTCCAGCAGGATTAAAAAGCTTGCCCGATGATCTTAGAAAAATTTCATTCGTGATTTATTTAAATCCTGATGAGAAAACCCGCATTAAAAGACTTGGAGAGAGAAATGACGCGGACAATGTGGAGAGAAGATTAATTGCAGACAAGAGGGATTTTTCTGGTTTTTTTGACTATGATATAATGATAACTAACGAAGATTTCTAATGACAACAGTTTGTATAGACGGGAACTATATTTTTCATAAGACCTTTGGTATATTCTCTGGATTTGGTTCTAAGAATCCAGGAGATGTTCTATCTTCAGAGGCTGAAAGAAATATGTTTGTAAGGAAAGTAATCACTGATCTGTGTTATGCTTTAAAGCAAATACCAGATGTAAAACAAGTGATATTTTGTAAAGATTCTAGATCTTGGAGAAAAGATTATAAAATAACAAGAAGTGTTTATAAGGAAAGCAGGGTTAAGGGAGAAGGCGTAGATTGGGGATCTTTCTTTAGACTTATGGACGAATTTTCAGAATATCTAGAATCGAACGGGTTTATTTATAGCTCATATCAAGGAGCTGAAGGTGATGACTTAATATGGGCATGGTGCGAGCACTTATCAGAAAAAGGTGAATCTGTAATAGTAATAAGCGGTGATAAAGATATGCACCAGCTTGTTAAATATAATGATGTTTCTTGGGTTGGCATATGGAATAGTAACTCAAAAAACAATAAACTAATAGTTTCTAAAAACTGGAAAGAAGAATCAGAAGGTGAGACAACAATATTTGATGTTAATCCAACTTCTGGCTCCAATTCATCAAAAATGGAAAAGCTACTATCCTCATGTACTTTAGAAAGGATTGACACGAAAGAATATATTTTTAAAAAGATCCTAATGGGAGATAAAAAAGACGATGTCCCTGGTGTTTTTCCATATCAAACTAAAAACGGAAAGAATTCTAATATAGCGGAGGGAAAGTCTAATAAGATCTGGGAATTATATTTAGAATCAGAGTGGAAAGATTTCGATATGGAGTATCTATGGGATAATCAAGATTTCCTTGGTTGGGTCGCAGGTTTATCCCTTAGATTGATTTCACAAACAGATAACACTGAAAATCGGGAAAGATTTAAGAAATTCTACGAGGAGAATGCTAGATTAGTTTGGCTAAACTCGAGAACTCTTCCTCGAAATATGGTAGAGGGTTTAAAAAATCATATTAATGATGTTTCATCAAAGGAGAGAATCACATTGAGTATCGATAAAAAAGAAATGATAGAAAAATCACCTTGGGCTAAAGAATCTACTCCTCCTAAAGGATTCGATCCATTTGAACTTTTTAACTAATGAATAATCCATTTGATATAATAAAAGCATTCCACACAAGTGGATGGCAAAAAATATCCGATAGGGATAAAGCGAGGAATCTATTTATGGTTAACAGAATATGTTCTATAGCTTATCCTTTGCAAGCAAATTCTTTTAATCACATAAAGATAAATCCAGAGAACGTAGTTAATTTTTGGAAGATCCTAGTAACTCACCACAACAAGAAAACTCCATCTTGGATATGGACTAAAACAGTAAAGTCTGAACGGGTAAAAGATAAAAAAGAATACAAAGAGGAGATCATAGAATTTATAAAAGATAAATATCAAATCTCTAATAGGGAAATACAAGAGCTACAAAACTTTTTCCCTAGCAAATTTAATAGTTTTTATAAGGAGATCGAAACACTGATGAGTTAGATTGATATTTAAGTTCCGGATATATATTCTAAACATAATATTCCGGGATGAAGGAACTTAATCAGATTACAATAAGACAGCTGTTAGCTTCTAATACTATAGGAGTTAACAATACCATTACAAATGCTAATTTCGCTCAGCTACAGGAGGCTATTCTTCTTATTAACAGCGCTTTTGGTGTTTCTATACAAGGAAAATCTTTAAACTTCCCGACCGGTAGAATTACCACAGGTACTATCACTGCTGATACGCTAAGACTTCCGGTAACAGGAAACGCTTCAATACAGATAAAAGGTAGTAACGGTGAGATATCTGCAAATGGTATAAACACAGTAAACGATCTAGTTATAGGAGGAAACGCTATAATTGGATCTTCTAATTCTGGAGGAAGACTACGACTAATTCTGGATAGAACCTATACAGACGAAACCTTAAAACCAGGTATTCCTGGGCAGATAAGATTTATAGGTGGAGATTATGAAGCATATTTAAGCTTTGGCGAGGTCCAAGCATCATTTTCATTTGATATTGGAGCAACCGGTGCAAGTGGACAAACTGTAGCAGTTTTATATAATGGTGTTACAGCAGGACAAGCATCATGGATTAACAGCAATACAGTAACTGCACAATCATTAGTTGATAGTATTTTATCTAATCCCTCTGGACCTTGTTTAGCTGATTATTCTTTAAATACAGTAACTGTTATAGCTCTTCCTGGCTTAGGAGCAACTGCTAACAGTCATACAGTAACAGTTTCTGGTACTATGCCTGTTAGTTCCACCGGAGGAACCATGAATGGAGGTATTAATGGCACTGGAGCATGGACATCTATTATAGGTACTCAAGGGACAACAGGTATTACCGGTCCTACTGGCCCAGCAGGAGGTCCTACTGGAGCTACTGGAGCTACAGGAACCGGTGCTAGCGGACCTACTGGGGCTACTGGAGTTACTGGACCTACCGGAGAAACAGGACCCGTTGGACCAACTGGATCAGCATCTACTGTTCCTGGGCCAACTGGAGAAACTGGTGCTACCGGACCCACAGGACCTAATGGAGCTAAAGGATCACCAGGAGCTCAAGGAGTTACCGGTGCTACTGGACCTACTGGACCTACCGGAGCGGCTGGGTCTGCTGGATCAAACGGAGGAACTGGTGCTACTGGACCTACAGGAGGAACTGGTGCTACTGGACCTACAGGAGCTACTGGAGCTAATTGGCACGTAGGATCAGGAGTTCCTAATATTTCTTTAGGATTGAATGGCGATTTATATTTAGATGGTGACACCGGGGACGTTTACGAAAAATCAGGAGGCGTTTGGTCATATCAATATAATATAAAAGGAGCAACAGGGGAAACCGGGGGAACTGGGCCAACTGGGGAAACCGGAGGAACTGGACCAACAGGAGACACTGGACCAACAGGAGTAGCAGGACCAACAGGAGCTACTGGAGCTACTGGACCTGCTGGAACCCCTTCATCTTTAGGATATGCTGATTTAACTAAATTCAGCACGACACAAACTATGAGTGCTGGTGCTATTATACCAGTAAGATTCGATACAACAAACCTCATAGATACAAACACATTTGCTACTGGAGATTTTACAAGCTCTGGTGTTACTGGAACGTATATAGAAACATTAGTAGCGGGTCAATATTTTGTTAGCTATAAAGTGGGATTAGAACACACAGCAACAGGAGGTGACAGCTTTATATCCACCAGTTTATGGAGTGGAACAACTTCTCCCGTTGAAATAACTAACTTTAGAGGATTTACCACTTTAGAGGACGTAACAGGAAGTAATAACGTTCCTTACGATCTAGTAACAGTAACTGGGATATTGGACGCTAATCCAGGAGATCAATATTGGGTTAAGGTGTCTTACCAAGCAGGTGGTGCCGGATCAGTTGATGTAACCAATAGTGATACCGGTTTTAATATATTTTCTTTAGAAGGAACATCTGGTATGACTGGTGCTACTGGTGCTGGTGGAGCTATAGCCCACTGGGGATCTTTCTATGACAACACAACACAAACTAACGCAGGTGCTACCGCAGAAAATCTAATGACTTTTAATTCTAGCGATCCTAATAATTACGGGATATCTATACAAAACAACTCAGAAGTAACTTTTTCTGCAGATGGCGTTTACAATATACAATTCTCTGCTCAATTCCATAAAACAGATTCGGGAATAGATTCATTCGATCTTTGGTTCAAAAAGAATGGATCTAATATTACTGAAAGTAATTCTGTAAGCACTATATACGAAAACGACGGTAAACTGATAGCTGCATGGAACTATATGACACAGTTAGATGCTGGAGATTATATAGAAGTTGCTTGGAGCTCAGCTGACTTAGATATGAGGGTAGAAGCCACGGGGGCTAATACATCTCCTACTAGACCAGCAGTTCCTTCTGTTATACTAACAGCACACCAAATAACCTACCAAGGTACAACCGGTCCTACTGGAGCTACTGGATCGGGTGCTACTGGTGCTACTGGTGCTACTGGACCTACCGGATCTACTGGTGCTACTGGTGCTACTGGGACTGGTGCTACTGGACCTACCGGATCTACTGGATCTACAGGATCCACTGGACCTACAGGTTCGGGAGCAACAGGTCCTACTGGATCTACTGGACCTGCTGGACCAATAGCCAAATATGTTTTAAAAGTACAGTTCGATGGATCTGGTAACGTTGATTCTGTTACACCATTCCCAGCAGCTAATGACGCATCAGGAAACACAATCACTTCGGGCTCTGGAGGATGGTTATTTACAAGAAACAGTGGAACACAAATAACAATAGCACATCCATTAGGTGTGCCTGCTTTGGATATCCAAACACACGCACAGGCTTCTGGTAAATATGTTTCTAGAACGATAACAGGAGCCAGAGCGGGTAACTATGTTTTACAGGATAACAATTCCTTTATAATCTACGGAGTCAATTTAACTAACCTAGGAGGAAGCGGTACTTATGCTTACATAACTTGGAACTTCCCAACCAATAATATTTTCATCTAATACAAGACGGAAGGAAATATTTAAGGGATAAATACTAATAAAAAAAGAATATAAATTAGATGGCTCAGATATCAGGATTACCCGTAACAATGATCGCCAGTGTTGAAACTGGCTCCGTTACGGTTAATAGTTACTACAATAATCCATCTAGCGTTTGGGACGGGTTTCCTTCTAGCTTTAATTGTACGCTAAATTTAATAGCTACACCAACATCTCAGGAGCCTAATTTTACATTTGACGCTAATGATCTTGTAGAGGGTATGTGGCTACTACAGCCAAACGGTAATGCTTTTTTAATAACAGACATCA